CCATGGCCAGCCCGTGAGTACGCCAGAGGTTTATCCGACTGGTTGGTGAGCGGAAGCGTAACGGCCATTCATGCTTCGGAGTTCAGCGTCAGCAGTGATGAAGGGTTTGCTGGAACGGCTGATGCTCTAATCGACACGCCATTGGGTCTGACGATTTGTGACTTCAAGACGACCAGCCGAGAGGCTGACAAGCCAGAGGCATGGCTGAAGGACCACCAGGATCAACTTGGCGCTTACAGCCTGGCGTTGCGTGAACGAGCTGGGATCCGTGTGAGTGCTGGAGCGGTGGTTATTGCGAAGCCGAACGGCAATGTCCAGCTGCGGATGCTGTCAGAGCTGGAGATGAGAGGATGCGAAGCCAGGTGGACTGAGCGGAACAACTTGTATAAGGAGATGTTGTTGAGCGGCGAGGTTATGTAGTGGAGGAAGCGTTTGATCTGTTGTATCGCGGCAAATGCAATGTCTGCGTTGCAGCAGAAAAAGCAGGCGTCTCACCGGAGGAGATGAAACGCCTGTTTAGAGGTTATGTATTGGAGCGTCCAATCAATGTGAACGATCCGGATGTGTGGCTAGGAGACGTTGAACTAGGTTGGCCCTGGGTCTAAGCACTCTTCCATGGCTCTACGTTCGTAGTACCGCTTCAAGCGCAGGCAGTCATTGGCGCGGACGAAGTTGCCCCACTGTTCAAACAAGACTGCCCGAGCTGCTTCATAACGGATAGCAGTTGGGAGAAGGTCTGTTGGAACGCGGGAACCTTCAGGGGAGTAGCGGTTGCCGTTGAGTTTGGTGCTCATGATGCGAACGACCAAAGAGGTCGGGGCAGTTGGGCTAAGTATTCGAGAACTTTTTGGAACGTAAGCGAATACGTTTCGCCATAGTCAGCGAACACTTTGCAATCAGTTTCGCTACGAATCAAGATCACGTCAGGTTCACCATCACGTTTGTAAGGATCTTCCGTTTGGATCAGGATGAATGGTTCGGGGCCCCATATATTTGACGTAGAGCCAGGTTGTGGTCCAGCAGTCCAGCTCATGATTACTGGATCATGTGGACGCAGCTGTTCTTCAAGATGTTTGAGTGTTGGAGCGTAGGTTTCGACGATGTTCATCAGTATTGAGGCGTTGGGTCAAAGTTGAGTTCGTTTTCGAGCTGAGGGATGATCTCAGATTCAAGGAGATCACGCATCGAGAAGGTCAAGTGTTGATCCATCATGTGGCGCTTGTCTTCGCGAGCGATAACAGCCTTGAGATCTTCAAGGATCAGCCTGATTTGCTTGGATTCGTTCACCATTCGACCTCTTGGATGAGTTGGTTGAGGGTTTTAAGAGATTGGAGACTGGAGAGCTGACGTTGACCGTCGCTGAGACCCTTCTGCAAGGCTTCTGGATCGGCGGTACGGACAACTTGCTCCATCTCCTGCTGGACGAGCTTGAAGCAGAACTCAATGCGCTCTGCGGGGTTATACCCAAGGTGGTTTGACGCTCTGGACTTCTGGCTGCCAAGAATGAGGCAGAGCAGTTGATTGATGGAGCGGTCGCAGTCTTGACGGGTGATCATTTGAGGTTGCGGTTACGTTCAGCGGCGTCAGGGATCGAGTCCAGGTAATCCTGGAACTCGGCCTGACGTTCTCGTTCTTCGATCTCTTCATCAGAGAGAGGCGGCCAGGGATCTTTGTACTCACAGGGGAGCAGATCATCAATGTCGTCGTAGCGGATGGTCATTTGGATTCCTCCTTAGTTTCGGTGGTTTGGAGCGCTTCCCATTTGGGTTTGAGTGCTTCCCATTGCTTGGGATACTCAGAGCCGAGAGCGTTCCACGCTTGTTCACTGGAGCGTGCAGCTTTGTTGTGAGCTGCAGCTTCAGCAGCTTTTTCAAAGGCTTGCTGCCTCAAGGACTTCATGACATCAGCTTGATCATCTACAGCGAGTTCAGGGTGAAAGCCGTAGATCTTGTGCATGGTGTCGTCATCAGCCTCGCTTGAGCACTGCCAGTGAACAATGCTGTCTTCGATTTTTTCAGCACAAGCTTGATAGGCAAAGGACATGCGAAGAGTGACCCGAGCCTTGCGGTCGGACTCTTGCCATTCCTTCTGTAGCTTCTCGCGCTTCTTATCAAGCTCGATGCGTTCAGGTTGCTTTTGAATCCAGTTGAAGAAGTCTTGGGACATTAGTTTGATGATGATTGGAACGGTGTGAGACAAACGTCTCAGAACTTGTGAGACTCATGGCCGCCAATGCGGCAAAGACGCTCGAAAGCGCGTGAAAGCTGTTCCATTTCCTTTGGGTTGTGTTGGTCGGATGCTTCCATCCAGTTTTGATTGATGTCGCGCAGCATGGCGTCACGTTGTTGGAGCATCGGCGGAAGTTCCGTGTCAACGTCCATTTCCATGTTTTCGCCATCCAATTCAGTTGAAGCGGTTGCAACGTCTCGAAAGGTTTGCGCCCGGCTCATGCCAAACTTGCGCTCCAAGCGTGTTGCGACAGCAGTTGGAGCGTGTCCAAGGCTGAGCCAGCGCTTTGCTTCACTAATGTGATGGTCTCGGACCTCTTTAGAACGTTTCATGCTTCGACTTGGTCTGCCTTGCGAATGTGAGCGGTGAGAATTTCGATGAAGCGCTCTTGTGTGGAGCGAGGGCAAGAGGGCAGAAGCTGAGCGACTGCGTCGTAAATGGCATCGGTTCCGGCGTAAATGGAAACAGATTCAGATGATGCGTCGATAGCGTCGATGGAACCGTGTTGAAGGTTGATGGAACGGTGTTCGCCCAGCACGTAGCGGGTCATGATTTGCTTGTTCATTAGGTTTGGTGTTGTTGGAGCGGAGCCGGGTTGATTCCCCTGACTCTTGTACTACAATATAGACCATTCACGGAAACTGCAAGCGGCCCATTCATGACTGACCCAGCGCCCACAAAAACCATTCACTTCTGCGCTGATGAGTGGATGCTCCTTCTCGAAGCTCTCCACTGTTACAAGGACACAAACGATGGACGCAGGGTTGCCGGTCGCCTTAACTGGGTCCGAGCCAAGCTCGAAGACTGCAGGGCTGAGGAATGCCTCATCCGGCTCAGCGCATAAAAAAAAGCCCCGTTATGGGGCTCAGAGTGACTCCGCTTGGTCTTTGCGTTGTCTGAGATAAATCAGCAGCGCTTCCTCACGGTTGATTCTGTGTTGACGCATCAAAAGCCGAATGGCGATCTCAGCGTCAAGTCCTAATGGGTCTCTCATGGCATTGGAGCGGTGGATTTGATGCCGCATCGATTCACCACCAGCTGACGGTAAATCTCACGGCCATTCATGGTCAGATCTTTAGGCCCATTCAGGCATGTACTGGGACGGAACTGCATCCGCTCCAACTGCCCGAACTTGCCATAAATCTCCCCCCACATCCCGTCATGCCAAAGCATGGCGAAAACGTAGTGAGCCTCGCAAATGTCGAATCGGTCAAAATACATAAGAAAAAAGCCCGCGACTAGGCGGGCTCCATGGTTTCGTTGTAAATGGTGCGCTCTTGACAGTAAAGCTCAACAGCACACCAGACCAGATCATTTTTTAACTTGTCAACATCGTTATCTGCTCTTTTGCAGAAATCAACAAGTTGAAAATCATGGTCATCAAATAACCATGCTTCAATGTCATTTTGATGCTCGTTAAAAAATGCTACTGTTTCGACCCAAGCGATAAAGCCAGGGACGCCAGCGATGCAGCCATATCTAGCTACATCCCTGACCTCTGACTCATCCGTGAACCGAGCCTCCAGGGCATCCCGAAGGCAACAGTCAGACATCAAAGCCATTTCAGCGCACCACTCGAACGAAGTCTTGAGTGCCTGAATGGCTCTGGAACGTCGCCGTGTGAACCACAGCAACGCCGAAAGAACCTGCCGCGACCATTGCCGCGACGAACTGTAGAAATGAGTTCATTTGATCCAGTAATGGGTTAGTTCGTTGGTCTCTTTGGGAGCGCTCCTTGCGAGGCGCAAAAGCTGCGGATGTCGCTTGACACCTTGCGACGGCAACCCGGAGGCTGTGCCGTTTGGTGCGGTTTGCTCCCTATGCAGTTTTCAAGGTGCGAAAAGAGCGGGACCCGGTCGGTCCTTCCTTCTCTTGTCTTACATTGTACAGCATATTAATCCCATCTGACACTAAGAAATATGACAATCTCAGAAGACGCAAATGGGGGGGCGGTGTTGCAAAATTTTTGGCTGCTATCGCATCACCCACTACTTACACATATGTCCGTACAACAGTATTCGTGTAATAAAAAAGCCCCCTAAATGGGGGGCAGGGGTCTGAAGTTGTGAGCGCGGGGATCAGTCGCCCTTATCTTCGATGGAGATTTTAAGTTCAGGTGCCTGGATGTTGACTGTCTCAACGGATTCACCGATGACACGTCCGATGGAGTCAAGCACCTGACTTGCGGTTTGCAGTTGCCCCTTCTTCAAGGCTTGATGAAACAGTTTGGTGCGCATGTGTTGAAGACGCGCGAGCATGTTGTCGCGGTCTGCTTGCCAGTCTTCATCAACAAGCTTTTTAACTTCTGCCCAATCGCGCCAAGCAGTATTGATTGAGATCTGTTCTTTCTCTTTGTGGTCGTACACGAGCGCACGAGCTGACAATCCATCGAGCTGTCGTCGATAGAGCCGCCTGATGCGATCTTCCTTTGCTTGTGTGGTGCGATCCGTTAGAGGCTCAGGCATCAACCTATCGACCTTTTTTCAGATAATAACCTCCCACATTGCGTTGTGGCACGGCGAAGAGGGGGGTAGGGGTTGAAAACCTGTGTAATGTAATAGGCATGAGCACAAAAGCAGAGCCCGTAAGCCTGAGATGGGCACAGGGCCAAGTTTTTTCGAGCGACAAACGCTTTCGGGTTTTAGTTGCCGGTCGTCGATTCGGCAAATCGTACCTTTCATGCGTTGAGCTATTACGTGGAGCGCTCAACCGTCCTGGTGAAACGTTCTTTTATTGTGCTCCGACGTATCGGATGGCGAAAGATATTGCGTGGAGAGCGTTAAAAAAGCTGGTTCCAAAAGTCTGGATCAAGACTAAGAACGAAACGGACCTACGAATTGAGCTAATTAACGGTTCAACGATCGAATTGAAGGGCACTGAGAACGCAATGGCGCTTCGTGGCCGCAGTTTGTCGGGTGTAGTGCTTGACGAGGCGGCATTTATGGATTCAGAGGTCTGGTTTGAGGTGATTAGACCTGCATTGGCGGATAAAGAGGGTTGGGCGTTGTTTATTTCGACGCCAGACGGTACAGCTAGCTGGTTTTATGACTTGTGGTG